TTAAGCGACCAATCTTTCAATGATGCTTATCATGTTGTCGGCGATCTTTCGTTTGTCTCTGATCCACTCAATCGCTTCCATTCCTTTGTCATATTCAGGATAAGGCTTTTCAGGATTGATAAACTGGAACTTCTTACAGAGCGGATAAATGTATCTGTAAGTCTTTACGCGAAATATCTCAAAATCGCCCACTAAAAAGCCCGCATTTAAGCGCAAATACGCACTTCTTTGTTGGGTATTAGTAAAGTTCTGTTCATGGGTAATTTCGCCCGTTCTCACGTTTCTCAGGAACCTCGTGTAATGATAGCCAAAGTATTTGAAGTTGGCTGCTTTGTAGATTGTTCCACATCCTAAACGACCATCTGCAAAACTTTGTATCGCCACGACATCAGGATCAATCTGACGAATAAGCCTGATGCTTGCTGCAATCAATACTGTTTCCGCATTCTTTCCGAGGCAGTCATCAATCCACAGTCTGTTGAGTTCACACATCCATGCTTTGGGGTTCGGATGATTAAACAGTTTTGCGTTCATGTTTTTCATGTAGCCATAGACGGCAACTCCAAGACATCTATCAGGTTCATCAGCCCGGAATATACCAAAGTTGAAAACACCAAAGCTGCCGAAATTCCACTTATGCGAATAGTGGTTCTGTACGATCATATCCTCAGCCAGTTTCTTGTCCACAGGCTTAATCAGAAGATCGCCAAGCGAAGACGTGCGTTTAAGCACACACAAGTCATGTTTAAGCATTCAGCATAATAAAATTGTTTATAAGGTTTATAATTAGGGGTTATTTTGTACCTTTGCAGTGCCAATCACATACTACAGGAAGATCCTAACACAAATGCGCCATATCGCGGTCATACAGGCATATTTTAGCCCTCGACCATGCGATATGGCGCATCTTTGTGTTAGTATGTGATTGGCGTCCTACTAACAGGTCGGGGGCTTTTTACTCTCCCCGACGCCTTATTTTCGTCTTACTCTAAAAGTTTTTAACTCATTGTTTCTCAATGTCAATTATTATTCGTACCTTTGTGTCGGTTTTAGAAGTATCCGATAACTTATCTCGTTTTGGTAGTTCTCCGATAAGAACACTGGTTTGTTAGCTGCGGCGACATGCAAGACCCTCGAACGGGGTTATGCAAAAATGCTCTGACTGATGACCCCGCGGGCCAACCCATTAGAAGGGGTCGAGCAATGTTCACAGTCCCCATGCTATGGCGATTCCCCGTGAGAGGCTTTTCTCCGACCAGACGGATCGTCGAAAACGAAGAACAACACGCTTGTCTTCCCGAACGGCATACATCATGTCACGACTGCGGGGACATGAAGAGGCGGATTTCTCCACCTCTTTTTTTTATTCCAATGAGAAAGAACGATAATAGGTATAACTGTAACTATTATTATTTCTCAGATACTTCTTGCGAGATATACGGTACTTCATCCGTACCATTTCACCGCCTGAATCCTTTGAAATATTGTCTTTCTGACGAGCAACCTGTATAGCAATCGGCGCATACCCTCTGTGCTGACAATGCTTTGCATTTCGAGTTGTCACTTCGTTACGTACACCTTGAATCTTATAATATGCTATTCCATCTCTGTTCTGCTCGCGAATCATTGACCTGCACAACGTCGGTAGTTCCTTATCTATAAGGTCGCCATCCATATTCTTGTTCGCCACAGAAACACATTTCGGTACATACCAACTGCCGGGAACACCCTGCGACAATACAATGCCCTTGAAATGCACGTATTGCGTCTTTGGCAGGCGATTTATACGTTTACCTTGATTCTTGGTATATGCGTGACTTCCGCCCGTACTGCGGAACTTACTGCGTTTCTTTTTACGGAGCAAAAGAATGCTCGCATCAAATGGCAGATGACCATGCCTCAGGAACACAGTGCCCTTTGAGATTTTGACTTCTATGTGCAGATTTTCATTGATACGGCCCCAGTTAGTCCATGATGTACCATTGAATGTGCGCACAAACTTCTGATTATCTGGCAAAGTCAGTTCCTGATGAACCAATCCACCCATAAGTCTGACCATGATACTGTAATTGGTCTGACCGCCGAAAAGGGCGATACTATCCTTGCAAGAGATTATGCAGGCAGTCTTGATGCTATCAAGTTTCTTCTGCGTCATACCTGTAACTTCCAAGGATGAAAGTTTTTCAGCCATGACATCACGCAGATAGGTCAAAACCGTTTCCGGCATCTGCTTTATCTGTGCAACAAGCGTACTGTTTGGAGCAAAATTGGTGAACGTATTTATTTCATAGTCCTCGCCACCTGTCTTTGAAATGGCATACGATGCTGTCCTCTGTGTACGAGCTTCGATATAGGTCTCACCGTCTGCCTCAATATCTTCTTTCTCGGTCAGAACAGTGATGTACCTTATGTTGTTTGCCATTACAGGCTTGGCGGTCATTATGAGGACTTCACCATCAATAACCACGACACCTGCCTTTTCTCCGTCAGGTTCTCGTAGGATATAGCGCTTTCCACCAATCAGTGACAGGTTCTGCAACAGTAGTATCTGCGACTGGATAAAGTCAAGTGTCTGCGTTGAAAGCGGGTATTTGCCAGCCCCACCCGAGGCTGTCTGTGTTGATATATAAGATGCTGTTTTCATTGTTATACTGGTTATGCACTCTGAGCCACATAAATGGCACGTTTTGAAATTAACTTGTACTGATTGACCAATGCCTTAACTTCTTCCAAAGAACTGTCATATATGTCTGCCGGGACACTCACAATAAACTCATTTTGTGCTGAATTAAGCAACACTTCATTAGCAAGTACCGGAACATCCTCCAGTTCACTGATATTGTCCTCTCTGATTGCTATAGGTATTCTTGCGCCATCTTCTGTTACGGCGTACAGCCATTCACCTGCACGTTCCATGGATATTATTTCGAGTGTACCCATGGAACTTTTGAAACGGTGATTAAGACACGCTCGAAGATGACATACCTGTCCGTTATGCGTCAAGCGATAAAGGTGTTCATCGCGTTTCTTTCCGAATCTCTTATAAAGAGCATCCACCGGACTAACAGCAGCACGGAGCAGACCAAACAAGACAGGGCGGCGTAGAAAGGTAGGAAGCAGTAAGACCACAAGACGATTATAGTCTATTTTGAATTTCATTCGACATTACTGTATTGTTTGTATTCCACATCAAGACTTTCTATCTCATAATATCCGCTATATGGGCGATTATATCCCACTACCTCAGTCCACCCCTCGGCATGACGGGCTTTGACTTCAACTTTGGCAATATCCACCACCTCGACCCCGGAAAGTTTCTGCAACTCATTCAATAGGTCTGTATTGCGATATGTACCATCAAACGGAAGATTGGTAATGACAGACATGACAGCATCATCAACAGGTTTTCCGTCAGAATTAAGCGAGGTGCCGTCAGCAGACAACAGCGTTGGATCATAATAAACCACTAACGAAATACGCATAAGGTCAGCCTCCTCGTTACGAACCTGCACCGAGACACCTGCATCCTTAATCGTGTTCAGATATGAGTTTAATGCCGAATACTGGCTTTTAGTCAGCAGGATCGGTTTGCCGTCTCTTTCACCTGCGACTTTAATATATACCACCGTATTGCTCTCCGATGCAACGGCATACTTTACGACCTTTGCCTTTTCAATGTCCGTATCAGACAAACCGTTCGTATCGTACTGGTCGCTATCGTCCATAAGCCTATGGCCATACATGAAGGCCTTTGTCTTATTGACATACCACCTAAGCGTATGCGGTTCTGACTGGTCTATCTGTTCCTTGACTTCACCAACATGCAGGTCAAAGAGTTTTTCAAGCGTCCAGAGCGCAACGGCAAATACATAAAACAAGATACTTTCAATGCTTACCCGGCTGAACTGCTGGTCAAATGTCTTCTTTCCGTCCAGCCCGTAAGCGGATATGACGGCAGGCTGCTTAATAAAGTTTGCCGTCATATCTGCCTTGATTTCTTCAATCGTGCGAGCCATAGTCCATTACTTTAGAGGTTACGAGAAAGAAGTTCATCCACAGCTGCCTTACACATGGCGCGGTACTCTTTGAAACGTGCCATTTCTTCGGCATGTTCGTCGGTATCACCACCATTGGCTAAGATTGCAATCTGTGCGTCCATATCAAACTCATTGCCGATCAGTCCGGCAATAAACTTATCACGTCGGTTCTCGTCAGTAACATCAGAGGCACAGATTTTAGTTGATCCGTCAGCCTCGTGGCCTGTGTAACTATAACCAGGTACAACCTCCTTGGTCTCAGGATTAACCATAACCTCGGCGGCTTTCTCATTCAGATAAAGAAGATAATGCTCGTTATCATACTTTACATAATTCTTTCTTGCAATATATCCTGCTGTGTTCATTTCTTTTGTTTATTGGTCGGGATCGACGATGCTGTAGAAGCATCTTCTACCGTCTGACCCGATGGGTTGCTTGATAATTTTAGCAGCCACAGGTTCAGTAAGATCCACACCGTCAAGCTGGCGCATAAGGGCTTTTGACCCCGTGAAAGTGATATGTTTGACCCAGCCCTTTACTGGATTACCATCATCGTCTATCACTTTGCCCTGCTCATCTTCTAAATCCTCGTATATCTCATATTGCAGTGTCAGCATATCACCGTCATATTTGGACTGCGAAATGTCAAACGCTGTCAAATGGATTTCACGATTGAGAATTGTGTCAATGTGGTACTTACCACCTGTCAGCTTCCCTTGTTTGGGTTTGATGTCTGAAAACTTCTTCATACCTAAAATGTTTATTAAATGTTTACTGTCACAATGTACCATAAAGCCAAGGCGCGAAGCCAGGGCAAGCCTGATGTCATCATCTGTCTTGCCACTCTTGCGCATCTTTGCCACCTCACGACACAGGGCCTTTTTATTGCGTTTGCGCGCAAGGCAGTGCGTGCGATATATCACGTAACCGATAAAGTCAATGCCACGGGCATCAACCGGAAATATCTGATAATTCCTTTTCATATCAAGCAGGCGGTCATTGTTCAGGTAATCATTCACGAATACCATAACACCGCTTAAAAACTCCTTGCTTCCGGAAAGGATCACTATGTCATCAGCATAGCGGTAATAATACCGCACACCGAGGAACTCCCTGACCAAATGGTCAAGTTCCGACAGATAAAGGTTTGCGAAATACTGGGAGATGTAGTTTCCGATAGGTACGCCGTCAGCACTGTCAATGATGTCATCCAACAGCCAAAGCACATCAGGATCTTTTATCTTCTTCCTGATGACCGCCTTTAGTATGTCATGATTGATGGACGGATAGAACTTGCGCACATCCAACTTGAAACAGTAGCGTGTCCCGTCAGGATCATCGCGCAGGTCTTTACGTATCTTCTTCAACAGGGAATGAATGCCACGACCTTTTATGCAGGCGTATGTGTCGGCTGTAAAGGTCGGAGTCCAAAGCGGTTCAAGAACCTGCATGATCGCCCATTGAACCACGCGGTCACGATAGGGCAACTTGTAGATTTCACGACGCTTTGGCTCATACTTTACAAAGACAATATAATCTGAGGTCGTATAAGTCCGAGACCGGAGTTCCTCCTGCAACTGCCGCAGGTTGTTATCCAAGTCAGCCTCGAACTTAATCACCTCATCGCGCTGTCTTTTGCCTTTGCTCGCGTTGTACGTAGCCAGCAAAAGGTTCTGATAAGAACATATCTGCTCAAACAGGAAGCCTTTTCGCTTCATAGGGTCATCGGGTCTGTGGGTCTTTAGTGTCTGCTTTGCATAGTCGGGAACGTTCGAGGCTTACGCCCTACCAGCACCCTTTCTGTCATCGTCATCTTTTGCCAAGGGGCAAGGCCCATCTCCTTAAAATCGCCTTAAATAATCCATTCGCAAAGTATAGGGGCGACGAGTAATTCGCATTCGCATTCGTAGCCGTGTTGTTCGCATTCGTGTAAGAAGCACCTGCATTCGTGCCATTGTTCGCATTACCACCAGCCGCGCGGACACGAAGACTACCACCACTGGAGATGCAGCCTGTCTTTTCAAAAGACGACACAAAGGTAAGACATTCATTCCATTTCTCCCAAAAATCGCCCGCCTTACGGCGGGATAATCACACCCCGCCGTAACATTCAACAAACATCTTCGGTATTCAGAATTTCAAAGAACTTTCGTTTTTCGTGGGGCTATCGCCCCGTGTTTTCGTTTTCTTTTCGGCTTACGCCTCAATGGTCGGGTCTTCCGCAAAATAGCAGAGGGGCGACGAGTAATTCGCAGTCGCAGACGTAGCCGTGTAGTGCGCATACGTGTAAGAAGCACCCGCAGACGTGCCATTGCTCGCAAAACCACCAGCCGCGCGGACACGAAGACCTGACTGCTCATTAGCGTTAGTATAGAAATAGTCCGCAAAATACGTCACTGACGATCCGCCTATTTCGGTAGGCATACAACAAAGACCATTATAAGACTTTTTCTTTATACTGCCACTGGTTTGCGGGCATTCCGCAACCTTAAGCATTCCGTCCACAGTGGCAGGATCGTAGCCCTTATAAAGAGACGGGGCAACAAAAACCTCCGTCTTAACGCCCGCTTCCTGTGACACAGTAAGACCGCGCACCCAACGGAAAAGACTACCGAACCCAGCATTTACAAGACCGAAGAAGATAGGAACCTTGAACGATTTAAGTTCCGTCCCGTCCGCTTTCATGACTGTGTAATCCACAAGGGTAACACCGTCACCAGCTTCAAGACCAACAGATGTCGGAATCAGAGGATAACATCCGTTAAATGCGTTCCACGCATCATAACCCATCGTTGTGACACCATCGCCAAAGCCACCTTGATACAGTCCGTTTTCGTCAAGCGATTCCATAAACGTGTCCTGACTGTGGCGTGTTCCCATAATAATCTCAAACAGATACTCCACAACTGCACGAGCGACAAACCAGCTGGACTCCCAACCCTCACCACGCTTGCGAGCGTATGCTCCAAAGTTTGTTGTACCAATTGCAGATGCTGGCATTCCAAGCATGGTAAGGTGCGGATCGTCAGCCGGGATTTCAGCATAGGTTTCCGCATTCAGAGCATTTCCGTTTCCACCTCTGTAACGCGGATCATCACTGATCACTGAGGCAAGCATGGTGTTAGTCCTATCCATGACAGCCGCATCAATCCAAGAAATACCGCCCTCAGGAACATAGACAGACTTCTTGCCTGCAATCGGGGCAAAAGTCACTGCCATAATCGTGTTGTTCCCCTCTTTCCATGTAGTGAAATAGTGTGCATTCCAGCACCACATACACTGACCCATTGAGCCGTCAAGAGCCGCAGGGCTGCCGTCTTCAAAACGAGTACTGTCAACCGGATCAAGCTTGCGACGCACCCGGTCATCTGTAACCAAGTAACGACCAAGACCCAGTTTCTTAGGCAGGTCACGGAGGGCCTGAAGACTGCCGTAATATCCGGCTGCTTTAGATGTGGCGTTGCTCTCGTTCCAATAACGGCCCGCTATAGGGTTGCCCGCTATATCAACAGCATTGCCAAGTTCCATCCGGCGGGTTTCACCCGTCTCGTCCATGACCTCAATGAGCATCTGACCTACTGCGCCCTGCGCCTCGGCCAGTTCGTTGATACGCTTGCCGTTCTCAAAGGCGGCCAGCATTTCAATCACTTTGTTTTCCTGTTCTTGCGTTAAAGCCATAACAATGTATCATATTAAGTTAAACGTATATTTCCGTTGCCATCAAGACGCATGGAACCGTCCGCCATCCTTATGCGTGGAGGGACTACCGCAATCAGCAGTTGTTTATACAAGCTGGTGTTTCCGGTTGCCACGACATTAACCCGGCTGACACCGACCGACAGCGGAGTAATCTTTCCGTCAGGCGTGATTTCAAGTGCCTTGTTATCGCTGATAAAAAGAACACCACCAAGACCGAATTTCGGCAGGATATTAGCCTCGATCTTTGGCCCGGCCATGTTTGTTACCGTTATCTCCGTAGGTGACTTTACCTCCAAACGCGTAGGCTTATAAAGGTTCTGTGAACTCAACACGCCCACAAGTTCCTCCACCAATGCACGGGTCGCCTCTGACTTCTGCGCTGACGATTCCGCAGCAAGGCGGGCCGCATCAGCCCCGGCAAGGCGTTTGTCTATGTCTGCGGTAATCTCACCGACATTCACATCAAGAAACAAGGCAAGGGCATCACGCACACTGCCGCACGTCTCTATGAGGTCAAAAAACAGACTGCCGACCTGTTCGGCTGTCACACTCTTGGCCATAACCGCATCGCGGATCGTGGCTGCGCGTTCCTGTAATCCCGCAACATCTATCGCTGCGACTTTGTTCTCTGTCAATTCCATTAAGCAAATACAACATCAAATGGGTTATCAAATATGCGGGTAAGTGACAGATCGCTTTCTGAAACGACTTCCTTTCCTGCCACCAAGTCCGCTATAATCTGGTCTATCTTATCAACCACAACGGCATCATCTGAAACGGTAACATCTGAGCCGCTGACAGACTGCACGGCACCAAGCAACGCCTGCATGTCTTTTGCCTCAATGTCTGTAGCAGGCATGATACCACGGTCAGCATAAGTCTTCTGAACAATGGCATTGACAACATCTGTATGGTCCCACATCAGTATCATACCATCCTTTAGCCGGGCGGTTATGCTTACTCCGTTGCGTTCAGCCAAGGCAAAGACACCCTCCACACTTCCGAGACACTGCACGGAAATGTCAAACATGGTCTGCCTGTCCTTTACTGTAACTTCCATTACTCTACTGTTATAGTGTTATCGTCTGCAATGCTAACCTTTCTGACTTCAACACCGCAGGCCTTAATCATCTTCTTTGCACGGGTTGCCCACATGACATCGCGTTCACCACCAAGTTGCAGGCGGGCCTCCGCACCAATAAGAGGCATTTCCTTGAAGTCACCACGAACGCCAAGCAGGACATTCTCAACAACCTGCACCTCGTTATCCTTGACCGGGGATGTTCCATGTTCCACCATCAGATCGCCAGTCTCTATGTCTGTCATCAGTCCTTTCATTGCTTAACCTTTTCGTTTTCCATGTCCTTAAAATTGATGACTGCAGAAGCCATTGCACTGTCAAATGTGGATGCTCCTGTGAGACCATTAGCCGCCATCGCTGCACCAACAGCCTTTATCCCTGAACTGACTGCGGTTTTCATTGTCTCTACATATTTCTTCAACTGATTCAGATTGTCTTCAAGTTCTTTAATCTTTACCAGTCCTCCCAAATCACCACCATTGAACACAATACCGTCCGTCGTCAGTTCAGCACTGGTATCATCACCTACTTCAACACGCACACCGTTCTCATCCATGATAATGCGGGCCGTATCGTCACTAATCACGACCTCGACACTTTCCACATCATCAGTCAGGAGAACCACACCAGCACTGCCATCAGCGACAAACCCCACAACGACAAAACTGCCGACACGAGGGAAAGACACCACACCAACCTTGCTTTCCTGATTAGCCTGCAAGTTTACACCAAGCAGGGGCGCACCCTCGTCAAGAGGCGTGCAGTCCACCGTGCGGGCATCCTTATCCACCGCATCAACAGTACACACAAGGCTGACCGTCTGACGGCCACCCTGAGCCATTTGCCTGATTATGTCTGCTATATTACTCATGATGATATTCTTGACCCAAGGGTTATCTCCTGACGGAAACCGCCAGTACCATATTTGATGACATTCTTCTTTACCTGATAAACGCCTTTCTTTTCACCGTCTATCTTTATGCCTATCGCTGTGAGTTTATCCACGAGCTTTGCTCCGAATGTGGTAAAACTGCCTGTAAGACCGTCGCGTTTCAATCGCTTTATCTCCTGTTCCGCCCATGCTTTTAGTTCACTTTCCGTCTTGTTGTAGGCATGAAGTGTCCGGTGTTCCCCGTCTGCATCTCCGACCATTACCCTTATCTTCTTATTGTTCGGCATCAGGGAAATGGCCTTGACGCGTATTCTGATATTCTCGGCCTGCTGCTGTTCGAGACTCTGATCGCTTATGATATTCACGCCTGTCGCAAAGACCTGTGTCGGCTTATCATCCTTTTCAAACAGGACACCGCAATACAGCACGGGGCTGCCGCCCTCATAGCGGAAGAAACTGCGGACACCGTTCTCATGAAGATGGCCCAGCAATGCAGCCACCGTGTCGGCAGTCACACGGTACTGACCAAGCGACTGCTCGCCCATGACATTCACCTTACATTTCAGCCCCTGGTCTTTCAAAAGGGTCTCTATAGTGACATTCTTATAGGCTTTCTTTACCGTCTCCTGCTGTTTCAGCATGAACATTTCATCCTCACAGTTCAGCACTACCGGGGTCTTGAAGCCCACGTCACGGACATAACCGACAAAGGCAAGCTGCAAATCACCGTCATATCCGAGCCATACCTTTACACCGTCACCACGCTTTACCGGGACATCAGACGCACCATTCCACTTCACGCGTTTCGGCAAGATTATTTTACAGACATCGGTAAGCTGCTCCATGTCACGGGTGATTTCTACCTCCGTGACCTTATCCAGCTGCCAAGTCTTTGCGCCTGTAATCTCTATCTTTGCCGTCAGTCTATACATGATTTTAACGGTGTTTAATAAGTCATTAAATGGTGTTTAATAGTCGGTGCTGTATATGTTGTATTCCTCATCACTGACCGCAGAAATGCTTACGCTCTGATAGTTACTTGCCGTGTCCTGAGATACAGAAAAAGACTTGATGACGAGGCTGTTTATGTCGAAGACATCAAGAAATTCACTATGAACACTCAGAGCCTCATTCACGTCAAGAAAGGCCCGAAGTTCGCGAAGACCATCCGCCGGGTATTCATCCACGATCACACCGTCGCGGACAGCAGCAACACCCACGACAATGTTGATACTGTAATCGCCATCGTTGATATACTCTTTGACTGTGCCATTCATCCCGACCATCTGAGTAGTGACAATATTCTTTGCCCGGCTGATCGCGACAATGGCATCATTCATCACAAGTCTTTCACCCTTTGAGTTCTCAAAAGTAAGTTCACAGAGAGCATAACGACCCTCCCAAAAACTTTTGTCGGTTATTGGGCTGGTAAGTTCTTGAACGGCGATGCTACCGCCTCGGCCATCCCATGACGGACTTTGACCTGTACGCGAGGGCTTGATACGATAAAGCGCACCCTTGGCTTGAATCGCCGCGCCTGCGGCTATGAACTGAAAACTTATCGGAAGTAACATGGCTATACTGCTAAATTGACATCGTTAAGGGCTGACAGCAAGGCTTCGCTTACCATGTCCTTGACACGTGAAATGTCACCCTGTATATTCGTGGTATGTATCTCAAACTTCTCAACGAGTTTCTCCACATGGACGGAAACATTCTTCACCTTATCTGCGGCAGTCTTACTACCGCTTACCGTTCCGAGGCTTCCGCCTGTCGGATCAACGGACGGCGTTGTGACACTCGGCACCTCGACGGTCGGAACGCCAGCCATAGGGTCAGGAACGCCCGGCTCACTCTGTGCTTTTTCCTCCTGCTCTTTCTTGGAGGCTTCCATTTCAGCATTGTACGCCGTACTGAATGCCTGGCCGATCTGTTTTCCATAATCAGCAAATCCGGACTTCATCCTGTTCAGCGCCTTGGTAATACCGTCTCCGTCAAGAGAGAACGCCGCCTTTATCAAGTCACCGATACCGCCAAAGAGATTTTTAGCCATGTCCCAGATACCTGAAAAACAAGCCTTGAATGAAGCCCACAGACCTTTGAGGACTGCGCGGAACTTGGCAGATGTATTCCAAAAATGAGTAACCAAAGCCACAAGAGCAGCCACAGCAGCCGCAATCCAGCCAATAATTGGGATATTCATAATTGCTGTACCTACAGCACGACACGCCGTCGTTGCAGAAAGTTTGAAAGCTCCGAATGAGGCAGATGCAATACCCGAAAAAGTGGCAGATGCTGCGCCGCCTGTAACAAAGGAAAGCACCAATGCGCCAAGACCTTTCAGGGCCTGAAAGATTCCGGCTGTAGCAAAACGAACAACTGCAAGGGTCGCACGTGTGATATTGACAAGAAAGCCATTAGATACAAACTGACCTGTCAACAGTTCCCGGTTCATCATAAGCATCTGAATACGGGCCGAATAAACTGCGCCTTTTATCCCCGACCATATAGAAGCCCACTGCAACCCTTTTATCCATGACATCGCTGTTCCAATCAGAGATAACAGAGGGACAAGTTGAGATATAGGCACAAGTACATTAACCATGGTGCTGACCCACATTCCTACACCGCCAAAGACCTCAAACATACTTATCTTGAAATCCTCAATCTTCTGATTGATACGAGCCTGCCTTTCCGCATAACTATCCATAACGATAGCCGCCTGATCCTGCGCAGATGTAGTGCCTGTAATGGCCTGAGTAAGCCTGCCGAGTTCATCACTGCCTTGTACCAAAGCACGGGCGGCATTGGCATTCTCCATACCAAACAGTTTTGAGAACAGGGCGGCATCATTCAGCACAGGTTTAAGCATGTCAAGACGGTCTTTCAGGCTCATGCTGGTATCAGCAAGTTTCAAGACATCAATACCAGCTGCCGTGAGTGCCTCCTGTGTCTGTTTCGGCAAGAAACGCCCCTGTCCGAGTATAGCCAAAGTATTACGGAGGGCGACACCGCCCTCACTGCCTTTCTTTCCGGCCTTATCAAGCACCTGTATCGCAGCATTGGTTTCCTCGAAGCTTACATTTGCCGCCTTTGCAGCCATTCCGCACTGTTCCAGCGCAACCTTGATTGCAGGAAGTTCTGCACTACCAGCCTGACCTGCCGCAGCCATGACATTCATCATGTCCGCCATTTTGCGGCTTGCCTCCATCGGATCAGCAAGGCTTACACCGTATTGGTTCATGGCAGTAGTCAGAACTTCCGCAGCTGCCACACCATCATTTCCCATAAGTTTGCTTGTAGTCTGTATGCTGTCGCCCATAGCACGCAGGGCTGCCGGATATTTTCCAAGTTCAGGAGAAAGTTGAGAAAGCAGAAGTTTATAGCCCTCGACGGCAACACCTGCATCAGTACCGAATGCCTTTGCACTTTCACGTGCATAGCCCTCAATGATTTTGAGATCGTCACCAACGACACCAGCAACGGCACTCAGATCGTGCTTCTGACTGTCAAGTGTGATACCACTTGCACTCAACGCCTGCAAGCCTGTATTGGCATTTTCCAGCGCATTACGCACCAAGTCAAGACCAGCAAGCATTGATGACAACTTACTGACACCACCCTGTGCAGACTCCACCTTGGCAGAAAAATCGCCCGTGGCCTCCGTCATGCCGTTGATCGTGGCAGTATAATTGCCTCCAATGTTAAAAATATAGTCGAACAGTTGCATGGTCAGATGTTTTTATTTACATTTGCGTGTCAAGTGGAACACTATGATTGATTTTCTCATACAGGTACTCGGTTGGATCATCGGCGCAGTCATGACTTTAGGCATGATTTGTTTGCTCGTGTATCTGTTCTCACTTGCCTTATCTCCATTCTTTGAAAAGAAGTCAAAGGGAGGATCCGCCCCTATGCCTTGGTGGGTGTGGTGGTCATCGTATTCAAATCATAACGACTAATTTTTATTGCTGCCGAACATGGCCGCATATATCTCCACAAGGTTTTTCAAACGCCATTTTTCAAGCCATAGAGCCTGCGCATAACTCGCAGCCCAGTCCTCGTACGTTCCTGCCGTCGGATCAATCCCTAAATTAGAACGAATCAAGGCACAACCTTTTTCAAAGCCGTCTTCATCGTCACTGTCTGAAAGCAGTTGCGCCTCTACAAGTTTTTTAAGGAAGAACGGCAACTGCTGAGCATCGCTGCAAGCTGCTTACTTGTCTCCATAAAGAGAACCGCATCCTGTCGGATTGCCGGACTACCACCGAGCCAACAGTTATCAAAGAGTGTTTCAGAGCCTTTAACCTCATCGACCTTGGTAATCTTTGCAACCGCAGACATAGTTTCCAGTCTCGGGCGGTGGAAGTAACCCACATGAAGATCGCCGTCATCTACCACGTCAATGCGGATCACCTTACCATGCTTGGCTTTCCATGCCTGTATCTGTTCCTCGGTAACACCACCATCAAAGGTCTGTCCTGCTGCCTTTGTTTCTTCCTGAATATCTTTCTTGTTTTCCATATTGCACTTCGTTTTTAACAGTCATCCCTGACACCCTTGACCGGGATGACTGTTGATTTACTTATTCCATTCGATATGGGATGGTACAAGTTCAAGCTCCACCTCCTGACCTGTGTCTCCCTCTTTCCATTTGCGGCTATTCGCCTTGAACTGACAGTTACGGATCTTATCCACTGTCACGATACCACTGTCAGGAAGATAAGTGACTATGATGTCAAATGGGGCAATATCCTGAAGCCTGCCGTTTGGGGCCTGCCTCTGTAATGCCTCCACTTCTTCCTGATACAGCGTAATTTTCGCTGACGGGGTGATACGCCCCTTTGCGCGTCCAACCGGATGACGGCCAGCACCGTACTTATTCACGACTTCCTGATCGTCACCGTATTCGACTCCGGTAATACCCGAAACAGGAACACCAGCAATCGCGGTCACGACATCAGCCCATGAGTACAGCATTCCGTTCACCAATGGAACGCCGTTATTGATTACACTTGCCATTGTTATACTGATTTAGTAAAACCGATCTTAACCTTAATCTTACGCATAACACCAACCGCAACCTGCTTGATTACGATTTCAACGGTGCTTGTGCTTAAAACATCCTGCTCAGGGTCAATCTCCACCTTATAACCGCTAAGCTCGCCAGCCTTTTCCATGTCTTCAAGAGCCTTGTTCGCTGTGGTTTCAAGGTGTGTGACACTGAATGCCTGCATCTTTCCTGTGGAAGCATCCACATACACATTACCGCCCAGTTCCGGGGTCAGATATGTCCTGATACCGCGTACCACCTTATCCATAGTGCGCACACTTTCAATCATGGCGTAGTCGCTGATAGGATCATCCATGGTGTGACTGTCATTCACGTAACTACCTGCCTGACCGATGTGGGTTACAAGGAAAAGATAACGCGCTGCGTCAAGTTGCTCTACCAGCGCACTGTCAAGGTTACGGTAAAGTGTTCCGTCACCAAACGCTGGGAGGGTTATACCTGTCGGGAATTGCTTGACCCAACTGATTGACTGATGAACGGCTGCCGAAGACAGAAGACCGAGCATCACGCCAAGGCATGACACTGTGGACTTGATAGTCTTGTTTTCATTTGCAGCATAGAGTTCTGCACCTGTTCCGCTTCCTGCCTGACCGATGACCACACTGACGCGACATTGGTTCGCTCCTGCGATGTCTGTCGGCAGGGATGTAACCTTTTCCACCTTTGGCGCATAAAGCACCGAAAGCGGCGCGTTCACCAAATCAAGGGCATCTGCTACACCCTGAATGGCCACCACATCATCCGCAGAAAAGGCTTTGTCACCGCACCATATACCCATCTGACGAATACGTCCGCCAGCATAGTTCTGAACGGTCTTGATTTCCGAGAATGTGTATGTATCAGGCTTGGTGAACAGACCCACATAGAGAGATATGGCTGGGTTCACACGGAAGATTTCAGACAACTGGTAATGCAGCACCTTGACCGCCCAACTGTCTGACTTGGCTGTGATACCCAAAGCCTCAGCCGCATCAATGGTTGATACAGCCTGCACGCGCTCCGTCTTGAACTTCTCCGGAATTTCAGCAGAAGTCATGTAAAATATCAGACCTGTAATATGGTCTTCGCCCGCGAGACTTTTAGGCACATTGCCGTTTGTCCTGTTGATTTCTAACTTGTGCATTTTTGTTACTTCTTAACTGTTAAGATCGTTCTGTTCTTGAGGTTGACTGCATGGTTCTTTGCGTTGTTCTCCAGCGAAAACACCTGACCATCAGAGGTGACAAATACCTCTTTGAATCCATGCTCCTTAATCGCGGCTTGACCAACCTTTTCAAGCACGCTGACACCGGATTTCTTTTCAGTCTTGTCCTCAGTCTGCTTTGCAGTGCCCGTGGCCTGAGTTTCATTTGTCTTTGACGCTACTTTCTTTTCAGTCTTAGCCTCAGTCTGCTTTGCAGTGCCCGTGGTCTGAGTTTCATTTGTCTTTGCCATTACAATAAGAGTTTTATGAGTTTGTATAATATCCATAGAGCGAGGAAGATGACAGGTATAAGCGCAATGCGCATCAGATGCTGTTTGAATGTTTCCCACCATGAGGGCTTTTCCTCGGCTTCGACTGACAGCAAAATATCTTCGACAGTCTTATCTATGACCTGCTTCTCGACTTCTGTTTCTGTCTGAACCTGCTGCAGGACTATTTCCGCCTTTGCATCCTCGCGTTTGACTTTCTGATTGACCACTGCCTTGACAGGCGGAAGCCCCGTGCTGTCATTTACTGGCTTATCGGTATCATACAGGATCATGTCTGTATCTACCTGTTCAATCGTGTTTATCAAGCGTTCAAACTGCGTTTCAGCAATGGAACGGACGAGACTATCAAGCTGGGTCTGTATGTCCTTGTTTACCGTTCTTTCCTCCTCGTGACGCGTCACCTGCTTCTGCGTTGAACAACTCACGAGACACAGGGCAATTGTCAGCATGAGAGCAGGACGGTATCTTCTCGACGGCACGTCTGAATTTATTGACATCTTTACGCAACAATTGTATTTCCGAATGGAGGGGATTAACAATATCATTCATCAGCATCTCACTTGCTGTCCGTACATTCTCCAGCTCGCTTTTCCTTACGGCAGACATCTTTTCCTCCATTTCGGCCCTCAATTTGCCGATTTCAATGTCGTACTTCTGCCGCAGGATCTTACTGTTTACCCATGCACCTATCGGGGCGGCTATAGCCGCTGATAATGTCGACACGATAATGGTTGTTATTTCTCCACTCATTCAATGGTTTTACTGATTTATACCTATGCTTTCAAGCCAAGCCGGGACATCAAACGAAGGGCAGGCCTTGTTCGCAAGCTGATAGTGTCCCACGATCTTGACCGAGGGATGCTTGCGATGAAAGTCCAGCACATAATGCTTCATCGCTTCACGCTGCTCAGGTGTGCGAGTGTCCCTTGCTTCCTTTACATTGTCGGCATCCACACCGCCAACATAAACGACGTGCCTGCTGATGCTGTTGTAGCCTGCCGCACCGTTTGTGATTTCCCATGGATCGACTTGCGCATCCTCGTTGTTTTTGACCAATCGTTCTACCGATCCGTCAAGATGGAAAAGGTCTGTATATCCCACCTGTTTCCAGCCGCGCCCCGCAGGGGGCACGCTGGTGTGCCACCGCCTAATATCAGCGGCTGACACCTCGCGGCCCTCAGGCGTGGCTGTGCAATGGATAACAAGATATTTCAGTCTCTTTGCCATCTTTCAGTCATGGTTTACGCACCAAGTGCGCTGACGATTGCTCCTGTGCTTTCCTCTTCTTTGAGAGGCAGACAGATGTTCCACTTACGGAAGTTCACAAGGCTTCTGTGATACAGCGTATCGTTCTTTGCCTCGCTGTGGTAGAACTGTACTGATCCGTTGGCTTTCATCATACGGCCATTGCAGTAGAACACTGAAGCCTGACGGTCTGTCGCTGAGGATGGAACCGCACCGAATGCAAGCTTGCTGAGGTCTGACACCTTGTAGTACGGCGTACCGTCATACTCATAAATATCAAATCCGTAAAGACGTGCAATCTTGCCCTCTGTCTGATTGATGTTATAATGATCCTTGAAGTTCTTATCTGTCTCCAACAGGTCATTGATATGGTCAGCACACAGTACGAGGATACGGTCTTTCGGCATCTTCATCTTATCACAACGTCTCTTTGCCTCTATGAGGTCAGCCGGGGTAAGCTTCTTGCGAGTACCGTCTGCCGTCACTTCACCAGTGGTCACAAAGACAGGGGTCTTATCACCTTTCTTTGCCGGGGCAATGGCATGAATCGCCTTTTCCTTAATCTTTTCCTCCAACGCATCCTTGTGCCTTTCCTGCACGCTCGACATCTTGTCATAACTGCAAGCATGGAGTTCATCATCTGTCACCGGGGTTGCTGTGGTATCATAGTAGTCCAAAGAAATAGGTTTGTCGGCATCTTCCAGCGTCTCAATCGCAAGCGGATATGTCTTATTATTTACCAAAACCGTAGGATCACCACCGAGGACTGTAAAGTGGATCACATCATTATTAACATACTGGTCATAACTCTTGATACGGTCATACCAGCCGAGGTTTTCCTTAGGTGTACGGAAAGCCTTGACCATAAATCCGGTCCATATCTCAGTCAGGACTCCAGCCGGAAGTACACCGGACGGAATGAACTGACCCGCAACAAGCGAGATGACATTTCCTGCGACTGCTCCAGTCACAGGGCTTGCGCCCACAACAGAGGCAACAGACGCGCCTGCCACACTATTGAATGCGACTGCGCACAAAAGACCTAAAAAGATCGTCAAAAATCGTTTCATTATTCCTTAAATAAATTGGTTAATTCTAAAGTGATGGTTCGTAACCGAACTCAGCCTTGTACAGTCGTATGTACTCGTTCAGGTTCTTTTCCTTGATGGTTGGAATTTCATCTGACGGTACCTCCGACAGTTTCGCATAAGTCTTCGGGGCATCGCCTGCAGGCTGATCCGAATTCTGATGGATTACCTCTGTTGGCTTTGACTGTGGGCGCATCATGTTAAGCGTTGCGCTAAGGGCATCAGGCCCCGCCGTCTTACCGATGTTTACGAAATGAGCCTTCTGATCCGCCGTGATACGCTTGTCAGCGATAGCGTTATCCACAAGGGCGTTAATGCTGGCGAGCTGGAGGCTGTCTGCCTTGTCCGCCTTTTCTTTCAGCAAACGCAATGCGTTCACTGCATCCTGCTCGGAAGCCGATTCAGGCAGGCCGAGCATCAGCAAAATTTCTTTGTTCATGCTTAAATTGTTATTTGATTGATGATTATCTGACACCTCGGGGGCAGTTCCCTCGGCATTGTCTTTCACACACAGAAGCGGAAGATGATCGCACTGTTCGCCAGCCGCAAGCTTCATGATATTCTCGTCAGAGGCATATAACTGTAAGGCCTCATCGTTTGCGCCTATGTCCACGATGCTGACTTCTTCCAGTTTGCAACGTGTAATGGTCACGCGCTTCTGACCCTGCAAGATGTGTTCAGGTGCATCACTGGTCTCGACGATCTGAATGCCTGCAGAAGCCATGCGCAGAAAGCCATTCTCCCATTTGCTGGCAATCTGTTTTGCAAATTCATCCTCCAAGTCAAAGACAGGAGTACCGATCAGACGGTCTCCGTCAATACGTAAATTTTCCATACGGCCTATGACTGTCACCTCACGGGCGAAGCCTCGACGGTGCATCCACAGCAGTACGGGATTCTTCTGATATTGTGTCAGGTCTATTCCTGACGTAAGCACACGGCTGCCGTAACAGTTCAGACCGCTCGTGCTGATTACTACATCTTTTGCCATCTCAGTTTTATTGTGACGGAGATTGGCGACGAGTGCAAAAACCCAACTTCATTGCACTTTTATCGCCGCCCATTCTTCCGCCGATCATGCTGATTCTACTATAGGGTTGTAGCGGGAGACGGAATCGAACCGCCGACCTTGAGGGAATGAACCTCACGAGCTACCGCTGCTCTATCCCGCAGTGTGTTTATGCGGGCAAATTTCCACCATTAGAAACAGTGCAACAAAAAGAGTGTAAAACTTTTACACACTTTTTTAAGGTACGCGTAATTTCCAAGACATTTGCAGCGATTTTTAAGACCCGTCAAGGGATTTACAAACAGATTAAAGCATGAATGAAAAAGTCAAAAAAGGAACTCGAACAAGCAAAAGAGTACGCACGCCTGCTGTATATGCAGGGAGAACAGCAGAAAGTCATTGCTGACAAAACAAAGGTATCAGCGCAGACAATCAACAAATGGGTAAACGATGAAGGATGGCAGGAACAGAGAGCAGCATCCAACATAACACGCCCCGAACTGGTAAACAAACTGCTCCTGACGATAAACAGGCTGATCGAGCAGGTGAATGAAAGCGAAGACCCAGATGCAGTGAACGGGCTGGGAGACAAGCTGGCAAAACTTTCAACGACCATTGAAAGGCTTGACAAAAAGGCAAGCATCGTCGATGTTGTAGAGGTGTTCATGGCATTCAGCAAATGGTTACAGTTCAGAATGTCATTTGATGACGAAATTACACCCGAACTGCTGCGCACAATAAACAAGTATCACGATCTGTACATCACGGAACTGCTGCAAAGCAAGTTTAATTAAATAACTCCCTATGACATCAAAAGCGGCACTGAATGAAGCCATTGAAAGATGGAAAAAACACTGCGAGACAGTGCAGAACTCGACCACCGTAAACTTTTCCGAAAGTCCAAAAGAGAAACTGGCACGAATAAAGAAAGTCCGCAGTGATTATGCTGCATTCGTGGACTACTATTTTCCGCACTGGACTATCAATCCGGAAACAGGAAAGGCAACACCATGCGCAGACTTCCATATCAAGGCGGCAAACAAGGTAAAGAAAGAACGCAACTTAAAGGCGGTGTTCAAATGGCATAGAGGTGCAGCAAAGTCAACGCACCTCGACATCTTTATACCCATGTGGCTCAAATGTCAGGAAGTCAAACAAATCAATGTCATGGTTCTTGTTGGTAAAAGCGAGGACAATGCCGATGTACTCCTGTCTGACATTCAGGCCGAATTCCAGTTCAATCAAAGGTATATCCATGACTTCGGCGAACAATACAACAACGGTTCATGGGAGACCGGGGAATTCGTCACAAAGGACGGAACGGCGTTCTTTTCCCGTGGTCGCGGCCAGTCGCCCCGTGGTCTCCGTTACAGAAGTCACAGACCCGACTACATCGTCATAGACGACCTTGACGATGACGAGCTTTGCGAAAGCCCGGCACGTGTAACACGCCTAACGAACTGGGTAAAAGAAGCCCTGTTCGGTGCTTTGGACGGCGGACGTGGACGTTTCATCATGGTCGGCAACCTCATAGCGAAGAACAGCGTGCTGGCAAACATAGCGGCAACACAGGGCGTTCATGTGTCACAGGTAAATATATGGGACAAGAACGGCAATGTGTCATGGGCCGCCAAATGGACTCCTGAAGAAGTCAGGGCTATCGAAGCATTCCAAGGCTACAGGTCATTTCAAAAGGAATATATGAATAACCCTATCACTGAGGGTGCGGTATTTCGTCATGACTGGATCAAGTGGGGAAAGTTGCCTGACCTTAAAAAGTTCGACGATATAGTCCTGTATATTGACCCATCATTCAAAGGAACGACAAAGAACGACTACAAGGCCGCAAAACTATGGGGCAAGAAAGGATCGCAGCTTTACCACATCAAGGCATTCGTAAGACAGTGCAGCGTCGCTGAAATGGTGCGCTGGCTCTATGACCTGTATGAATGGGCACAAAGCCGTGGTATCGCCATAAAGTGGTACATGGAAGCCAATTTCATGCAGGACACCATCCTCGACGAGTTCAGGCGTGAGGGCGATTTGCGAGGCTATCAGTTACCTATCAGCGGTGATAAGAGAAAGAAGCCGGATAAGTTCCAAAGGATCGAGGCAATTAGCCCGCTATGGGAGCGCGGTTTTGTTACATACAACGAAGATGAAAAGGAAGACCCGGACATGCTGGCAGGCATCGACCAGACACTTGCATTTGAAAAGGGAATGCGAGGGCATGATGACGCACCTGACGCCGACGAGGGTGCAATATGGTATCTGCAAAAGCATACAAGGGTAAACAGTTTCACCCCGTCATTCGGCAGACGGAATAATGCAAAAAATCAGTTATGGTAAAATTTTTTAGAGCAGTCCTGTTCGACTGGCGCAAAAGACGTGCAATCAGAAAAGCCAAAAGAGAGGCTAAACTTTTCGGTAAGAAGTATCTTGTAATGGTATTCAAAGGCAAGCCGGAAGTCGTGTCAAAGCAAGGTATCAAGAAGCTCATAAAGATGGGGCGGTTCTCAAAGGACTTCACCCCACAGAAAGCAGAAGCAATTGCAATCTATGTAGCACGCCCTTAATTGTTAAAGACTATGTTTCTGACTTTAGATGACTACAATAGTGTCTGTACGCAGTTCGAGATGGAGCAGTTGTCAGCCCTCACAGATGACAGACTGGCCGCTGAACGTGCAGCACTTGAACAGATAAGCAGCTACACCAGGCACCGCTATGATATGGAGCGCGCCTTTGCTGCCGAGGGTAATGACCGTAACGCCATGCTTGTGCAGTGTGCGGTAAACATCACGCTTTGGCTGATGATCCACCGACTACCGCAGAGCATGGGGCATGAGCGACGTGAATGTCTGTATAACGACAGCATCAAATGGCTTAAAGACGTGCAGACATCCAAGGCCTCACCCGACCTGCCTACATACACAGACAACGAGGGTCAGACTGACGTACATAACCCTGTCCGCTTTGGCTCTATGCCACCCAATAGATATGATTATTAAACGGCCTTTAATCGGCCTTTAACCGCTTTTCAAATGGATATTATAGGCAATATCAAACAACTGTTTTCAAACAGGTCACGGGCAACAAACGCAGAAATGGAAAGGCTCGCACGGTTTGTCAGAAGCAAGCAGGGCCTTAAACTTACAGCCCAACTCATGCAACAGACCGACAGTCTGACAAAGAAAGATGTTTCAACATGGAGACAGGCATGGCAAGCAGCCATAAGCATAGACACCCCGAAAAGGTCTGTGCTTTATGATATTTATACAGACTGTCTCGTGGACTTACATCTGTCCGGCTGTATCGGTCAGCGCAAAGGCAAGACACTGCAAAAGGAGTTCCGCCTTATAGGTAAGGACGGAAAGGAAAATGAAGCAGCCACCGCACTGCTGAAAAAAGAATGGTTCTACGACTTTATGGACTTGGCACTTGACAGTCGTTTTTGGGGTCATAGTCTCATACAGTTCGGCGACGTGACACATGACGATGACGGACCAAGATTTGAGAATGTGGAACTTGTACCGCGCAAGCACGTATGCCCGGAATACGGCGTGATTCTTCGTGAAGCATCGGACGACTGGCAGAACGGCATTCCATACCGCGAGGGCGATTTTGCAAACTGGTGCATTGAGGTGGGAAAGGCCCGCGACCTCGGTCTTCTTCTTAAATGTGCGCCATCCTGCATAAGTAAGAAAAACATGCTGGCCTTTTGGGACATGTTCGGAGAAATCTTTGGTGCGCCTATGCGTATAGCGAAGACCAATACACAGGACCAGCAGGAGCGTGCAAGGATAGAAAGCAGCCTTGATACTATGGGCGCATCATTTTGGGCGCTATTCCCTGAGGGTACTGACATAGAAATCAAAGAAAGCAGCAGGGGTGATGCTTATAATGTCTATGACAGGCGCGTGGATCGCTGTAACAGCGAAATATCAAAAGGGGTACTGATGCAGACCATGACCATTGACAACGGGTCATCACACTCACAGTCAGAAACACACCTCGAAATCTTTGAGGATGTGGTTGCTGCCGATGCACGCCTGCTTGCCTGCATCATCAATGACAGACTGCTCCCTCTGATGGTCAAGCATGGTTTTCCGGTCAAGGGGCTTTCTTTCTCTTGGGATGATGCAGCCACTTTCAGCCCGTCAGAACAAAGAGAAATGGAGCGCGTTCTGCTGGAATACTATGAGATTAACCCACAGTATTTCATTGACAAGTATAATGTGGATATCACTGGCATAAGGAAAGCGAAGACCCAGCCGGATTCTTTTTTCGGATAAGCCCCGCACACGCGGCGGGGCTGCGTGAGCAATATGGGGCATTCAACACTGCTCTTGCCACACTGTACAGGGAGGACACCCTACAACTTGCGAAAAAGGATGAAAGGCCATTTAAATATGACGATACTATCTTTGATAAAGCTGCACAGGCAATCTATGAAAATGGCGGGTTTGACGTGACTCAGATGGCCGACCAGTTCACAAGGGATGTCATAAATGAAACTGTACGAGTACTTGACACAGCCATTGAAAGCGGTCTGCCTCATGAGGTTCCTGCGACGCTGCGCCATGCCCTTGAAAACAATGCTTTCATTTTTTCGGGTTTTAAGGCGTTCCACGCATTACGTGAGGTTGGACTATCAATGACCACCGAAAAGGGCGAAATAAAGCCGTTTGGTGACTTTTTAAGCGATGTCAGAAAGATAAACGCAAAGTATAATCACAACTACCTGTACGCGGAATACAATCACGCGCTCGGTTCATCAATCATGGCGGCCAAGTGGCATGAGTTCCAACAGGATGGTGATGACTATTATCTGCAATACCGCACGGCTGCCGACGGTAGGGTGCGCGAGGAACACGCGAACCTCCATGACACAACGCTACCAGCGAGTGATCCATTTTGGGATAAGTATTTCCCACCTAACGGGTGGAACTGTCGCTGTACTGTGGCACAGGTACGAAAAGAGAAATATGAAATGTCCGACCCTGCTAAAGCCATGCAGTTAGGAAACGAATGCACAGAGGGATTGAAGCGCGCCATGTTCCGCTACAATCCGGGTAAGTCTATGGAACTGTTCCCGCCGAAGCATCCGTACATGAAAGCACCGAAAGATGCAAAGCCGGTTATCGAAAAGGTATCAGCCGAAGAAATGAGAGCAAAGCGCATCCAAGACATAATCGCAGAACTGCCGGAGAACCTGACACCGCAAGAGAAAAAGGCTATTGCCGAAAACTGCCTTGAAATAGAGCAGGCTCTCAGCATTGCTAAGGGAAAGCCTATGACTGTTGAGGAAGCAGATAAACAAAAGGCAAATCCGAACTTTGGGAAAAGCAAAGGATATGGCATAAATTGTCAAACTTGTACACCTGCCTATGTTTTGCGTTCTCGTGGTTTTAATATCACTGCCAAAGAAAACAAATCAGGCTCTAAGCTTGATTATTTGAGTAGAGGATATAATGCTTGGGAAATATGGAAAAATCCTGATGGAACAAAAGCGGCTCACACAAGTATAAATGACTGGCTTGCTCGTAAAAAATACAAACAAATGACACAAAAGAGGTGGTTGGAATTTTTTAATGAGACTTGCAAAGAGCCGGGAATATATGGACTAAGTATTGGCTGGAAAGGTGGTCGTGGTGGTCACATGACCGTTCTACAACGCTTCGAAGACGGAGAATTACGATATATTGAGCCACAACACGATAACTCTGTTGGTTCAGGTAGAGAATATCAAGATATTGATTATCTCGCTCGAATGGGGGCTTCTTTGCAACACGGTTGTCGCGGTATCATGAGAATTGATAATAAGTTATTCGACACTCAATTCATCGAGATTTTCGACAAGTAGATTTACTATATCAAGGGCTTCAAAGCCTGTGATTTCTGTAACTTTATTGTCCTTATGAAGGTAAACAAATGGAAAACCTGTACAACTATCATCGGGAAAATTGTATATATAGGCATCCGCCCCCTCGTACTTACCGAGAAGTTCAATGTTGCTGCCATACCTACCAATGAGTTCACTGGCCGCGTCTTTGACTATTTGCGGAATCTTTGCCATAACACCACAAAAATAACAATAAATTTTATTAACTCAGTAAATTATGGAAGAAAAAATCACAATCAACGCCGAAGTCGGCAAGAACGAAGTCGCAGGAATGTGCTACTTGCTTGGAGTTGAACTAACAGACAAAATATGGGAGCAACTATCAAAAGAACCTATCAAGGTAGATTTTAGCAAGGTAGGGAAAGACGAGCAGAAGCTGGTGAAGTCAATGTTTATTTCCGCAGCTCTCATGAGTGCTGATATACAGGAATGAGCGAGGGCGACAAACTGAGACGGAAGATCCTTTCAGACATGCGCGTGGAACTGACCGAGGAATTTGACCGGAACTTCGAGCGCAAAGCCTTTTTCAGTGATAAATGGAAACAACGCGCAAGGCATAACCCGAAAGGATCACTGCTGATGGTGACAGGAACAATGCGTCGCTCCATCAAGAGCGAGGTGAGGGGTAACGGTGTGCGGTTCTCGTCAGCAGTGCCATACGCCTCCATTCATAACGAGGGAGGTAAAGGCACAGTTATGGTCAAGGCACACATCAAGCACAGTAAGAAAGGAAAGGCGTATCAGGTAAGATCGCACCCCCGTAAGTTCAACATGCCGCAACGTCAGTTCATAGGAGACGGCAAAAGGACACAAGAACTTATCAAGGGAGTAATCACCGATAATCTCAAAGGGTTTGATATTCAACTTACACAAGTACTGAAACAATGAGAAAACAGATTTACAAAGCCATCTGCGAAAGGCTGACCCAAGAAATACCCGAGGTCAAACATTTAGACCTTTGGAACAATAACATTGCCGTCCTTTCAGGCGGCGCAGTATGGCCACGCCCGGCTGTCTTTGTTGAGTTTGAGGCAATAGAGTGGAAGCAGGCGCAGAACAGAGTGCGCAGGGGTGATGTCGCTATCCGGCTACATATCATCACAGACGCTATCAGTTATAACGGCAACAATGACGAAAGGCAGGAGGAAGCACTGTCATACCTCGATATGTTAGACCGAATAAACGCAGCCATGCAGGGACTGCGTGGTAACAACTTTGCAGGGTTCATGCTGACTACATCAGCCATGAACCACGACCACGCAGAACTTATCGAAAGCGTGGAAAGGTACATCACAAGCGCGCAGGACACATCCGCAGTAAGACAGGCTGTACAGCCTGCTGTTATCGGCAACATCGGCATAGTACAAGGGTAGCGAAAGCCCTGCAACCTCATTGTGTTGCAGGGCTTTCATCAAAATCAAACAGACTTAACTGCTGAGGATCTTCTGACGGGCCGGGGTTTGTCGGTATTCCCAAATAGTTCAGATATGTCCGGTAACAACAGCCATAGATCGGAAAAACATAATACCGCCATACTGACTTGTAGCACCGACTGTTATTTCCAGCCTCATAGTGTTTTTCTGTGATTGCTCTTATTGCCATCACACGCGCCAAAGTGCTTTTGTGGTGCTTATGTTTTCCCATCTGCTTAATTTATTGTATATTTGCGCCGTCCTTTTACATCAAGGCGCGCTGGTTCTGACTGTGTTAGGCAGATGGGGCTGGCGCGGCTTCTTTTATCAGTTCACGTCTGTCATGCCGAGCGGGATGTTGCGCCATGCGCCTGTCTCATCCTTGTACTCAGCGCGGATATACTTCTTTGTCGTGGCTGGCTGATAACTTTCTTCGATAATACGCACGCCCTCAAGGAACTTCTCGTTTGCTGTTTCTTCCGCCATTTTACGAAGTTCCAGAACACGATTTGCTTTCAAGTTACCTTTACTGTCACGGCTCAGAAGTTTCAATATACCCTTTACGAGTATCTTGCTGTTCTCATCCTTGGCAAAGTCTTCGATGACTTCCTTAACCATAGCGATACCGTCTTCCACTGTATCACGGTAATCATCCACCGTATTTACACCGAGGGTCAGGCGGAGCTTGCTGTCGCTGGTAGTGAAAGTGTGGCTGCGCTGGTCATCCTTGGTAAGTCCTAAAATGTCAGACTTGATTTTCAGGATTGTGTCGAAGTTCCCGAATACTGTGCTTTTAATGGTCTTAATCTGCTCGCTCAAATCACGGAGCATTGGGATGGCGGTTCTTATCTCGTCATCCACCATTTCAGCATACTCGGATCGCTGCTGTTTACGCCTTTCCTCAGCCTCTTTCTTGGCTTTTTCAGCCCGGAACGCTTCAAACTCCTTGCGTTCCTGTTCTGTCATCTGTACTGTTTCCATCTTAAATGCTTTTTAATGATACGTTAAACACTGTTTAATATATGCTTCTAATGATCCGCTTTGCAGTCTCGAAATCGCCAGTCATGGCGTAAGCTGCTGCATTCGTCAAGATGCTCACACAGCGGAATGAAACCGAAACGATTGCGCATGGTACATAACCCACACCGCGCAGAATGTTCTTCACTGTCTTCATACAAACAAACTGATTAAGAATAAAACTAATCCCTGTAATGCCTGGCCGAGAAGACCACCTAAAACGGAGGCCGCAATATCAAGCCAGTCCCATTTGCCACCATGCTGGTGATCCTTGAACTCCATACCCATTGCCACGCCAAGGGCAAAAAGAAATGTGCCTATAAAGCCGCACATGATGGAATAATAAAAGTGCTTATTCCTGTTGCTTTCTGTAAACCAACCCATAGTTGAACGATTAAAGGTTAAACATATTGTACTGTATAGAATATCCCATATCTTGCAAACGCATTTCCTGTAAACGGCTGCGCCTACCGTCGTCTGCTGGCATCACCGCGACCTTGACCTCGCGATTTATCTGATACCCTTTCTTGCGCATCTGATAGCGCAGGTTCCTTTCCTTACGCTTGTGGTCGTTTGCCTGCTCCATTGCTCATAATGTTTTGAAGAACCATGGCCACTGCCATATCATTAACGGTCTGCGTGTCCTTGACCTTGTTATTGAACGCACCTATAAGGTTGCGTAGCCTTTCGCGGGGTATCTTATTGAAATTCTCATAACCTGTCGCACGGCAGGCAATGCCTTTGATTATGCTTGCATTGCTTTCCTTTCCCAACATTTGAAGATACTTTCCTATCGCTGCCATGACACGCTTACGAAGTTTGTCAATGTCATCCGTTCCTGTCTTCCTATTGGCTTTTTCCGAAAGGATCGCACAGACATCCACAAGGTCATGCGTATCCATGTCACGGCTACTATCCACCCCGTAACTCTGAACAAGGGTGCGTTTTTCATCCTCAGTCATACCCAGCACACTGCAAAGGGTGTGGAACTTTTTGAGTATTCCCTTGTGGATCTTATCCATTGTCTTGTTTTCTGCCATAGCGGTAAATGTTTATAAGTTTTCAACCCAATATGCCTGTGCGCCCTGCTCCCATATCGTGAAGTCAGCCCCGCCCTCGCCTTTGTCCGGAACCTCGTAACGGGTGGTAAAAAATGCCTTGTAACCCTCTACACGGATTTTCACATCACTGTCATACCTGATATTATCCGCCATCATTCCTTTCGGCTGACCGCCCTTTTCCTGACTAACGAAAATAAACAGCTTGTTAGGGAACTCATCGCGTAGGCTCTGGTACTGATCCATATTGAAACGGCGCAGATACTGCACACTGTCAATCACGATAATGTCAGGGCTTTGCTTCTTCTGCAGGCGGACACGCAAATCTTTCAATTGCTCTTTATTCAGCAGGATAATCCGGCTGCCTGCTTCCTCCATTCCTACACGCTCCCATGCCTTTTGAAGTGACAGAGACAATCCTTGCTCAAGGCTGTTATATGCCACCCTGCGAAAGCGGGTCAGATACTTACACACCTGCATGACAAATGTTGTCTTACCGCACCCGCTACCACCGTATATTATCCATGCCCCGCGCAGTTCAGGCTTGCCGAAACTGGCAAGGAAATCCCCATCAAACTCGGCAACCTCAAACTTTGCGGTCAGTACATTTCTATTGCTTATTGCGCGTCCCATAACTTATTGTTCAACTTCTAATTGCCATTCAGTTGAAAATCTTGCTTTAACAATTTTCTTTGCATGTTCAATAGCCTCTTCCGGACTATCAAATGCCGGGGTCAAGCCTCCCTCATGATATCCCTCCCATCGAATAGGATCATCCTGTATATCATGAAATGTTACTTTCCTGCATACTTCAATCTTATACTCAGGACTATAAATTGCCTGTTCATCAGCAGGTAACGAATTAAACTCCTCGCCTAAATATCCTCCCAACTGCCATGTTTTAATACCTTCTTCTGTTTGTTCGTCACGGCAAATTCTTATGCCGTCGGCATGGATCGTTGCATAATAATGTCGTGCAAAACAACTAATGCCTCTGAATGACGTAATACGAATTTCAACCTTACGAGGCGTATTTATTCGGCAATATAATTCTGGTCGAGTGGATAAATTAAAACCAGTACCCACATTGATGTCAAAGAATGCCGGATACCTCTCTGCATCCCAACACAATGCTTTTGCTTCATTTGCATTCATTACTGTTGTCCTCCTTTCTGATAAGCCCAAACAGCGCGTTTTACACGGCGGAGATCGCAGTCGCTATCATCCACGATCCTGTTTATCTCTTTTGCATCAGTAAGGCCATTTGCTACACACACCGCCGCCACATCTTCACTGTTTATTACCTGTAATGTCACGAATTTTCGTCCCATGCGGCTATATATTTCCTCGTACCCCTTGCGCTTCATTCTGATACCTTTCTCTATCCGCTTCTTAAGGAAGCTTGTAGCACAAAGGATGATACCGCAGTGTTCTTCCAACTGATTGTAAAGACTGATGAAGAAGTAGAGTACCTGGTCCGAAAGTTTGTCAGCCTCGTCAAGTACCAAAAGTGGACTTTCCTTGCGCTTCAAAGTGTCAATAATGTCATCCATCATATCAGAGACAGTCAGACCTGTAAAGTCCACGCCCATACATTGAAGCAACTTACCCATAAATGTGCGCCTGTTCCAATACTCAGAGCAACAGAGATGATAAACATTCCTGTGTCCGGTTGTATAGTTCTTTATTGCCTCAGTCTTACCGCAACCAGCATCACCAGTTACCGCCATAACAAGACTGTCATTCTTTGCCGTATCAAGCAGGAAAGTCATACGTTTGTAGGCTCTTGTTTCAGCAATCTGCCAGCCTTTTGTTTCGTGTCCGGTCTGTGCTGCTATGGTACGCCACATTTCATCACTGATAGTCTCCCAGTCACCTGAAAGAACCTTGCTGATTGTCGCTGAACTAACACCGTTCATGCTGTTAGCAGCCTTATTCTGACTGCCTTTCTGCGCGCAGTACTCTTTGAGACGCGCCACAATCTGTTTCTTTTCGTCCTTTTTCATCTTGTTTTGATTTAGAAAATTGAATAATCGTCTATATCTGTCGCTGCTGCTCCCTGAGGTATCACTGGTACTTCAACAGTCTTAACCTCTATCGCTTCCACATCCTCGGCTTCAAGCCTCCTTTGTGCGCGTCTTGACTTATGCTGTCCCAGACTGTCACATATCAGCAGACGGTTAAGAATGTCAGCCTGTGGAAGACTCTTGATAAGTTCCTCGGTCTTTTCGTGGGTCAGAAGAAGTTGGTCTGTGACATGAGTTTCAAGCTGCTCATTGAAGTCTAACACCTTTTGCAACTGTTCCGCGTCTCCCTCTTTCCTTTCAGCAAGGGCCATCGGCTGAACATATTTCTCAGTCAGCATAAAACGAAGCGTACCGTCTTCATTTACCGCAAGCACTTCGCTAAGGTTTTCAGGATCGTACTTGATAGTCCAACGCACACCCGCATGTTGGCGGAAACGTATGTCAAAACAGTCATAGTCACGCTTAACGCCTAACAGTGTAGGACGCAGACCGCATCCCTCAATGGCGTTCTTGAAGCCTGTTTCCGCGCCAAAGTTCAGCAGATACTGTTCTCGGCTCATCGGCAGGCGGCGTTCCTCAGGAAGATACGCCATCATAGCCCGGAACTGCTCGATCTTGTTCATGCGTTCCTGCTGAATAATGCGGGTTATCTGTTCCCTTACGCCCGCTTCATCCGGGAATGAGTGGCGCAACTTGTTCAGCGCTTCCGCGTTAGGCTGTTTCTTCGGATCAGTCGTCACGCCATATCCCGACCAGTTATTGAACAATTTGCAGTAGTTCTTGTTTAAGTCCTTGAAGTAAGGTTCTACTGGCTTGGCTTTGGCATTCTTTACACGTGCCGGGGTCACTTTATCACCCATAACAGAATACAGCGGGGTCATGGCTTTTATGGCGTAATGGTCACACTGTATCTGATTGGCTCTGAGCATCACTCCGAAAAGTTCCTGACTGTGACGCGCCGCGTCACGAAGTGCAGCCGTAATCAGTTCAGGATCCTCCTGCGTACCTATGGCATAGCCTATCGGGTAATTGATACATGGATCAAGTACAACCTCGACGACCAGGCGGTTATGATATGTGGTGACACGATGGCCCTTTTTGTTTGTCGTAGTCTTCTGATAAAGCAGCTCCACATCCCAACCGTCAAGCGACCACATGAGGAACGGTGCAGTCGGGCGGCTGCGCTTCACCTGCATACTCTTATTGTTACGGAAATTGGAAACTCCCTGACGGCCCACTGCCGTAATCAGGTCGGTTTTATCGCGCCATACACCCACAGCCGAAGCGGTTATCTCTTTCCAGCCTTTTACCTGTGCAATCGCATTGTATGCCTTTGCTATGAAAGCATTGTCAAGGTTATTGTGGTGTGCCATCAATTGAATCAGCAGGGCTTCTTTTTCATCAGCATCCACCTTTGCACTGTTCTTATTTTGAAACTTCTTACTGATGAAGCAGGCGTAACCCTCACGCTGGTACTCATTGAACTTGCGCTGCAAACGCCTGTCACTTTCCGGCAGAGAATGAGGAAAACGATCTGCAAGTCGCGGAAGTGCGGCTGCTGCCTTTTTCCAAAACTCCATCTTGTTCAGTCTTGGTTTCGACTGGCGCAGACGGTGACTGTTGGCCGTCTCTATGACCTGACGGAAGGCATTCATGATTGCACAATTATTTGCATACTCCGTCTGTTTCTCTGTACTCAGATGACGGCCATCGTCAAGCACATAATCCGCATAGAAACGCATTGCTTCACCGTCCGGCATGATCGTATCCATGAAAGGCTTACTATCAGCCTGCTCCTGTAAATCAGGGTAACGGCGGTAAACCTCAGTGCGGTATTTCAAAGGCAGGCTATCCACGGCAAACAACGCGGGCGTGTCATAGCAGCCACGACGAACCTGATGCAGCTGGTTACGTCTGCGCAGATTTTTCACTGTGTCTGCCGACATAATACCGCCCACAAGTTCTGTGTGACTGATGCAAAGCCTGTTACCGTAATACTCCATATCCACCTCCTACTTTAATGCCATAGCCCAGTTCTGTATGCCCTCAATTTGGCTCATATACACCTGCTCGTAGTGACGTACAGGCTCACCCTTGAAATACACGTCACCGCTACTGTCGTGCTTACTGAACTCCAGCATTGCACCATTTGGTAGATACTGTCTCATGTAGCCATCTGCATCATGAAGCGTCTGCACACATGGCAGAACATTCATAAGAATGCCCCCGCGCTCGTATGCAATCTGCTGTATCTTCTTGGCAAGGTCACTCGCACCCTGAAAGTGCAAAGCCTTGAACACCATGCGCTGAGTTATACCAAGTTCTTTCGTGATATACTCGCGTGTTTCCTTGTCTATGTGTATGTACTTCTTCATATCAATACGCGTTTCCGAACTCATATATAAACCTTGATGTGTTGGTGGAGCATTCCACCTCAAAGACAAACATTTCCCCGTGCTGCCATGTGTGGCACTCATACGCCTTTGCAATACGATGGGAAAGCAGCTTTAACTTATATCGTTTGCAGAACGTTTCGGCTATGGGAAGACAGACAGCCGGATCGGAGATATCGGAGATGATCCAGCACTCACGTCTCTTGTGATGCCACAGGCCATTTACCCGGATCGTTGTACCGTTGATTTTAGCTTCTACTGTCATGATTTGCGGGTGCTTTCAAGTTGATAAATCAGGTATGTCTTATCCTCATCCCATAGTGGCAAGTCATGATGAAGCTTATATAACACAGCGTTATCCTTGCCGATCAAGCTAACGGCCATATCAAACATTGCAGGGTCATTATACTTACAGGACTTTTCTATAAGGAAATGTGCCTGATCCGCAAGCTGCCGTTTCAAAATATCATTTTCCATTTCCCTGTTAGTAGCCTTTACATGGAGGTCGTGAATAATCTTGCTGTCAGCATGCTTATTCCATTCCTCGCAAAATTCGTCTTTCTCCATCTGGGTCATCATGTACACTGAATGTATGTACTTGAATTTTGGTTCTGATACCGTAATGCCGGTTCTGTCAGTAAACTCTTGAAGTGTCATGTCCTTTTACTTTTATAGTTCAACTTGTTAATATCTCGGTCATTTTTTGTACTTTTGACCTGCGTTCTTAATGGAACACGGTGCAAAGATAGGAAATTTCCTAAACAACAAAAATTATTTAGAGGAAATTTCCTATCTGACGGGAAATTTATTCTAAAAAGTCCAAGAAAAGCCTATGATTTTAGAGAGAATTAAAGAATACATTGATTACAAAGGCATTGCCGTGTCTGCATTCGAGAAAAGCATCGGAATGTCTAACGCATCATTTGGCAAATCGCTTAAAAACGGTGGTGCAATAGGTACAGACAAATTAGAAAATATCCTAAGGACTTATCCTGACCTATCACCTTTATGGCTGGTATGTGGAATTGGCAACATGCTGACTGACGGCAATGTACCGACTAATCAATCTATAAGTATAGAAGATAAACTACTTCACTTAATACAGGAGAAGGACGCGATCATCAGGGAACAGGCCGAAGAGATCGGACAACTCCGTGAACGGATCATCCAACTCACACGCGAAAAGGGAAAAGATGTCTCGGCTGTTCCGACTACTGGCGTTGCAAATGCAGGATAGAGACGTTCAAAATCATACACCACAAGCATACTCCATAGGGCTACAGACTTAGGGGCGTTTTCCTGATTTTTCATGTTTTTTAGCCCTGAAATCATTTAATCCCATCATTACTAAATACTTAAATACTATCTAAGGCCCATTTAACACATATATAAAAAGACATTAAAGGGGTGGTTTCTCAATGAAATTACCTCTTTTCTGATTTGTTTTATCCGCTATGGGGGAGTGGAACGCATCGAAAAAGACACCCCAACTGACACCCCAACTGACACCCCAAGCCCGTTATCACATCGAAACGTACAGGGTTCTTCACTCCCCTATCAGGCTTGAAATGGACTGATATTTCACTCACGCATGACGAGCATTTAACAGGTGATTAAACACTCGTTTAACGCCATTCAAAGAGGGCTTAATGCCACCACTCTCCCCTACTCCACTCGCATAGCCCGAAATTAGCATAAATCACGGCCTAAACGCCGCCCGACCCGTTATTTCGTACTCCATGCCGTACACAAAGAAAGGCGGTCAGAAAGCCACAAAATAGCGATCTGACCGCACGTAAATTAAAGCCAATTCAACGAGGCTTAAAAGGTTTTGAAAGCCTGATTAAACACCTGCACCCTCAGAATTAAAGGTAAATTCAAGCAAATTCAAGTAATTGTACACTTCGTTTTAATTCCGCTCGCGCCCTCATATCCTCGTAACACGCTGTAAATCAAAGGAATTTCACCACTATACACCTACTACATCATTGTACACTTCGTATTCATGCCCATACTCAAACATATATCAGACGTCATGAACCGCATCAGATTCTTTAAAGTTTTCACAATCTTGTCGATCTTCTTTCTGTCATCATCTGCCGACGCACAAGACAACGGCAATGCATTCCGACAGGAATATTGGGGCGATCCGGATGCATACTATATCGATCAGACCGGTGCTATATTGAAAACAGTTGAAGAAGGTATGGATGCTTATCCACCCGTTGCAGGTGCTACTCTTGAAAGGAAACTGATACTATATCACCTTGATGCCATACTTCATGAAACCAAGCATGATTTCACGGAACCTTTCATGCAATTCTTCAAGAGCCGCATCAGCAAGGTCATCAGGAACATGGACAATCCTGTTCAGAATGGCATGAGGGTATATAAACTATATAATGAAAGTTTTGTGGCAAGGACAAAATCCGTCACGATAGCATTTGACCTCGTAAGGAGAAAGATGGATGACGGTAATCAACTTTTCTCGGACGAAGACATCAAGAGTATCGTGGACAGATGCGACATACTGTTTCTATCCCACGATCATGACGACCATGTCGATCCAGTTGTAGTGGACATGTTCCTGAAGGAAGGAAAAACAGTTGTAGCCACCTCAGGTATCCTCGCTGACAAAGCATCAATCACACATAGAAGAGCCGGGAAGATCACTACAGAGACCCTGATCCTGGGTAACGGACAAAGCCTCGGCATAACCATATTGCCAGGCCATCAGGGCACAGACATGGCCAACAACATTTATGTCGTGACCACCCCTGAAGGTTTTGTCATCGCACATACAGGTGACCAGTCCAACGACAAAGACATGGAATGGATTGTCAATGTCAATAATGTAATCCCTGCTCCTGATGTCCTGATTGTAAACTGCTGGACAAACAATATGGAAGAACTCATAAACGGATTCAATCCCAAGGTCGTGACATCCGGGCATGAGAACGAACTTGGACATTCCATTGACCACAGAGAGGCATTCTGGCTCACCTTACAGAAGTTCAGCACAATAAGAAAAGACTCTATCGTCATGGGATGGGGCGAATGGTTTGATATATAA